TAATATCAGATAGCTCTTTTGCTTTTTGTGAACAAATTTCTTTTATTTTAAGTTGTCCTTTATAGTATCTGTTACGCTTATTATAAACATTGATTTCTAATTCTTTGTTGTTTTGACCGATAGTATATGATACATAAAGTGCTTTTTGATAATCATCATTTTTAAGTGAAATTTTATCAGTTAACTTGGGAATTAGCCATTTGGCTATTTGATAAATTCCTATCAAAGCAATAGGACCGGCGAGAAAAATACGAGGCTTTCCGAATAACGGTTCGAGTGCAAACAATGCACATAATAGAATTATAAATGAAAGAATTATGCCGAGTATTTCTCTTGCGTTACTGCTTAATTTTTTTGTCGGTTCTGTAAATGCACAGCAGTTATATAAATATAATTTTTCACCTTGATTAAAATTTATTATAGGTTTCGTATCGGCTCGAAAAATGTTTCCTGCACCTTTTCCTTTGCTGTCAATAACGCAGTAAGCTGCATAATTTTTAAAATAACTGTCAGTGTTTACTTCTAAATGATAATTTCCGGGTTCGTCTTTTGACAAGAACATTTCATCCTTAATTTCTTCAAAGTCATTTTCATCAATATAAACGAAATGGTCCGCTCCAGACTTTTTATAAAGAAATTCTTGTATTGTTAAATTGTACTCCTCGTTCATTTTTTCCCCTTATTGTATTGATTTATAAAATCCTCAAAGTTTGAATAAACTTTTCTTTCTAATTGGCTTGTTAAAAACTTATTTCGCTTATAAAGCAATTCCATGCGTTGTGCTCTGTATGTAGCGGCTTGATAAGAAATGTTGCATATCTGCGAAATGTCATTTGCGCTATGTAAGTGAAGCCCCCAAAGGACACAAGCCGGTGCAAGTAGCCGAGCGGCAAACATATCAGCTTGCGTTTCTTCTTCAGGTTTTTCTTTATATTCATTTTCACTATCGCTTCTGTTAAGCAAGGATATGTGGCCTAAGAATATATGACCGAGTTCGTGTGCAATAGTAAATCGTGCTCTTTCTGATGACATATTATCGTCGAAAATGATATACCATTTGCTGTCTATAAGTATGCTTAACCCTATTTGATTATCCTTGAGAAGATGACAATCACTATTTTTTACAACTTTAATATCGGCTTGTCTTGCGATATCGGTTATTTTTACCGGCAATTGCCTCACGTTATAATCTAAAAGGATTTGCCATGAAGCGTTGCGTACGTATTTATATTTTCCATAATTTATCATTTTTTATCACCACAAACATTTTAAATGTTTGCAGTAATGAATTATACAAGTAAATATTGGTAATTATAATAAGCTATATATCCTCATTAAAGTCTTTAGCTTTTTTCAAGCTCTCAACTTCCTGCGCTGAGAGTTTTATTTTTTTAGCATTAGTACGTGCAGCCATAGGATATTCGACTTTTCTTTGTGAATTATTGCTAATTCCGAGAAGAGTGTTTACTGCTGATTGCATTTCGGGCTTGTTACGGTATGCAGTTACTAATTCTTTTTCAAGAGAAGAAAAACGAAAATTAGGCTCTCTTTCAACATCATAACCCATAAGCCATGTTTCAGTAACATTTAAAGCCTCAGCAAGAATAGACAATCTTATTTGAGTGGGTTCTGCCTTGCCTGATACATATTGACTAATGTCATTTCTACCAAGTCTTACATTATATTTTTCGCAAAACGGCATACACTTGTTTAACAAGTCAACTTGTCTTAAATTTTTTTCTTGCATTATTAGTTTTAAGCGTTCTTGTGTATTACTTTTTTTCATAAATTCACCGCCTTTGATACAATATTAGCATAACATAACATAAAGTTCAACAAAGATTACAAAAAAGTTCAAGAAAATGTATTTTTGTGCTTGACAAAATCAAAAAGCAGTGATATATTAAAAGTGTTCAAAGAATTGAACAAAAGGAGATTTCTTTATGATATATGATTATTCAAAGTTAATAGGCAAAATTGCAGAATATTATAAAACTCGTAGAGCCTTTTCAAAGGCTATGGAGATTTCAGAAAAGTCTTTATCAGTAAAACTAAATAATAAAGCGTCTTTTTCACAAGATGAGATTGAAAGAGCGTGTGTTTTGTTGCATATAGCTGATTTTGAGATACCGTTATATTTTTTTACAAGAAAAGTTCAATAACTTGAACATTTCACTAACACTTAATCAAGGCAGCAGGGCGCAGGTAGAAAATATTCCCCTTACCGTTAACTGAAATCAGCCGAAAAGCTATCGAAAAATTTCTTTTGAAATAAATCGTCTTATACTCCTCTTTTGATTTTTTAATTGCGATAGTTAGCCTTGCTGTTTTGGTTAAGTGTTAGTGATACGGACAAAAAGGTTCATCATATTTTAAATTGAGGTGATGAAATGGCAAGAAAACCATTAACTGCAACGGTTAATGTAATTATGGAAGACAAAAGTATAAAGCCATTTGAGAAATTAACGAGTGATGAAGTTGAAAAATTAAGGCAAAATGTGAAAAAAAGACTTGAAAGCGCAATGAGCTTATATTTTTCAAATCATCCGGAAGAATTCAAAAAACTTTAAATATAAATGAAGGGAAGTGAAAAAATGTTTAAGTTACCGGCAATATCGCTTGCATTATTTGTAATATATTTAACGATATGCAAAGTGGCTATTAAAAACAAGAAAAAGAAAAAGCCACTCCGCAAGCGGAATGGCTTTGAACGAAAATGCCGATATATATTCTCCGATAATGCCGAGTGGGAATACATATTACACAGCATTAAATGAGTTGTGATAACCCAATTGACACCATTATGTTATCACAACTCTTATAAAAAATCAATAGGAGTTGAAAAAAATATGGAAGTTTATACAAATGAAATTTGCGAAAGCTGTGCAAACGGAAGCTTTGACAAGTGCGAAGCTGATTTTACACAAATAACGCTTGATGATGTGACAAGGGCAGTTGTTGACTGTGATATTTACAAGGCTAAGCCGAAGCATAAGCTTAAGATTACATATGAATGCGAGGGCAGGACGGCTGTCGTTGAAAAGGTGGTATACGAACTGCCCAAAGTCGAATGGCAGCAGGCAGACAAGAGAGCCGGGGATATGAGCGCCGACGATATTAAGGCTATTGTTGAATATCTCAACGATAAAATCGGTGCGCACTATAAGCCAAACGGTAAGAAAATCAAAGAGTTAATCAGGGCAAGAATGAATGAGGGCTACACGGTTGAGGATTTCAAGACGGTAATTGACAAGAAATTCAAAAGCTGGGGCAACGACCCGAAAATGAGCTTATACTTACGGCCGTCAACGCTTTTTGGTACACGCTTCGGCGAGTACCTGAACGAGTATCAGGCAGAAAGCCCGGAGCAGAGCGGCAACAACATATTCCTTTCGCTTGCAAATGATAGGGCGGCGTTAAAATGACACGTGACGAAACGACTAAGGTTTTGGCATTGCTAAAGGCAGCATATCCAAACTCTTACAAAGGAATGACTAAGGAAGAAGCAATGGGGACGATTTCAATTTGGACTATGCAATTTGAAAGCGTGCCAGTTGATATTATGTTAATGGCAATTAACAGGCTTATAAGCAACAAACCTTTTCCGCCGGCGATAAGCGAAGTCAAGTTGGAATTACATAGTCTGCATTGGGACGCTTTCAGCGAATTTCATCAGGACTGTAATTGCTTGACACCTGAGCAGGAAGCAAGGTATCGCCGCATTTATAACGAAACAGAAAAATATAAATATTCACGAAATCTTGAGCCGAGTATCCGCGAAATTGTTTTAGGCTCAGAGCAAAAATATATAAAGGGAGAAACATTATGACATCAGAGGAAAGAATTGAAAAAGTAAGCCAGCTTCTTATGGAAGGAATGACGGACGAAAAGAAAAGTAAGGAAAATTACTTAAAAATTGCTCAGCTTGAAGTTGATAATATTGTATCAGTAATAACACCGTGTTCAGCTGCCGAAACAAGTTTTATTCTTTTTGCACTTGAACAAGTTACGGAAATGATAAAAGGCACAATAAAGAGATATCCGAAGCAGAAGATAAATTATTGTGTTTTAAAGAGCTTAATAGGCTCAGAAGGAATGTGTATTGAAGTACCTAAGAGGAGCGAAGATGATAAATAGTGTTGTTTTAATGGGGCGGCTTACTTACGAACCGGAGCTAAAGGCTACAAATGAGGGTACGTCTTTTATAAACTTTCAAATTGCGGTTGACCGAGGTTATTCTAAGGACAACCGTGCTTGCGACTTTATAGATTGTACTGCTTGGCGGCAGACTGCTGAGTTTTTGAAAAGGTATTTTCACAAAGGCTCAATGATTGCTGTTGAGGGTTCTATACAAACAAGCAATTATGTTGCAAATACCGGCGAAAACAGAAAAGCGGTAACAGTTGTAGCTAATCAGGTCAGCTTTTGCGGCGAAAAAGGACAGGCTCCGGCGCAAGTAAACGAAAATACAGAATTTGAAGAAGTTGAATAATGAGTATAAAAAGAAATTATTGTTATATAAAAGTGACGAATGATAAATACAGATTACCTATTGCCGTTGCCGATTCCGCAGGTGAGCTTGCACGAATAGTCGGCGCAACAAAGAATACGGTTTTATCTTCAATATCGCACGGTACCGGCACTTATGAAAAGGTTGAGTTAGAATAGTTGATTACAAATTCACATAGCAGCAGGGTAAGGTGATTTTATGGGTGAAGCGAATATTGAAAAGTTTGAATTTATCGGTGAAAGCAACCGGCGTAAGTATTATGCAAGTAATCAAGGCTACATAATGAGTGTTTCGACAAAAAGTTTTGTTGAACGCAAGCTAAAGGGCTATCGTCAACATGGTAAAAAGAATGGACCGCTAACAGTGAGAATATTAGGTCAAGAACATTATGTAAAGAATCTAATAGCGCAAGCGTTCATTCCTGCATATAAAGGGCCAAATGTAAGCAATGTTTTTAACAAAGACGGAAACTACAAAAATAACTGTACGGAAAATTTAATTGTGGTTTCTAAAAATCAGGTTGCTAAAATAACCGGCGCTATGTCAAACGCGCAAGGAGTTATTGTTATTGATGAAAACGGAAATGAGAACAAATTTGGAAGTATAAGAAAAGCTGCGAAGTATCTTAATTGCAGCTATCAGACTTTGGCTGATTATTTGAATGGCAAATACAAAAAGAGCGTACTTGACGGATATAAAATAAAAAGGTGTTAAAGGTGATGATATGAGCGAATTACAAACAAAAATAAACACGGCAATAGAACGCTTAAAAGCGTTTGAGCCTGTGGACGAGCCGTATTATTTGTGTTACAGCGGCGGAAAAGACAGCGACTGCATTCGTATTCTCGCTGACCTTGCAGGAGTAAAACACGATATAGTACATAACCTTACAACCGTTGACGCACCTGAAACAGTCAGATATATCAAGTCAATCCCGAATGTTCAAGTTGTCACTCCTCAATACTCAATGTGGCAGTTAATTGAAAAAAAGAAAATTCCACCTACAAGGTTAATCCGTTATTGTTGTGATGAACTGAAAGAAAAAGGTGGAAAAGGTCGAGTTAAGGTAACCGGTGTTCGTTGGGCTGAAAGCGCAAGCAGAAAGCAAAATGGTGGCGTTGTAAAGATTATAGGCAAGCCTAAATCGACAATCGCACTTGCAGAAGAATTGCAAGCGGAATATGAGCAAGTACCAAAAGGCGGTTTGATACTTAATATTGATAATGACGAAAGTCGCCGAATGGTTGAGCGGTGTTATAGGACAACCTCAACGCTTATCAATCCTATCATTGATTGGACTGATAAAGATGTGTGGGAGTTCCTTAACCACTATGGCTGTAAATCAAATCCTTTATATCAATGTGGCGATAAGCGTATTGGTTGTATCGGTTGCCCTTTGCAAGGTGGCAAAGGTATGAAAGCAGATTTTATCCGTTATCCAAAGTATCGAGATAACTATTTGCGAGCGTTCAGACGAATGCTTAAAGCAAGAGAGGCAGCAGGGCTTGATAATAACAGTTGGAATAGCCCTGAAGCTGTAATGATGTGGTGGGTTGGTGATAACCCATTGCAAATGAGCTTTGAAACACCGGAATATCTGAAATGAGGTGATGAAAAATGACTTGTAAAGATTGTTATCATTATGAAATATGCTATTTTGAAGCATTAAAAAAGTCACATTTAACAGGTAGTGATTATAGAGAAATCGTGTGTATTGATAATCAAATTATTTGCAAATTTTTTAAGGATAAATCACTAATTATTGAGTTGCCTTGTAAAATTGGTCAAATTGTTTATGATGTCGTTCTGTGTGATGACGATATTTATAGAATTTTTGAAATGAAAATATCGGCAATCACGCCCTTTGGTAGTCTGTATGAAAGTACAAATCGCCCACCTTTTCTTTGGAATATATATCTAACTGATAATTATAGTTATGCTTATAGAGTTTTTAGTGATATTGGTAAAAAAATATTTTTTGATAAATCTGAAGCAGAAGCAAAGTTAAAGGAGTTAAACAATGAAAATTCTATATAGAAAAGAAATCAATGTTCCGAGTGGTTTCTATTGTACAAATTGTCAATGCCTAATGAGAGAGAAAAATATGCAAAATAAATTTGTTTATTATTGTCGGTTATCAGGACAGTACAAAATACCGAATACTAAGGGACAGTTTATAAAAGATAATTTTTGCGTTTCAAATTGTCTTGAAGCATTAAATAGGAGTTGAAAGAATGAACAAGATTAAAGATATTGAATTAAAACAAATGAAAGACCTTAATAATTGGAAAGAAATTACAAGAGGATTGTATCGCTTTGTAGTCGGCACGAGTGCTTGCTATGAAATTCATATCAAAATATACGAACACAATACGCCTGTTTTAATGGCAAATGCAAGTTTGTTTTTAGTTGGCGAATGGGTTGACAAAAATGGTGTTAATTTCTTTTCAAGGGAATGTTTGTTATCAAAACAAAGTGTTAGAAATTGTATTGAAAAAGCAATACAAGATTACAAGGAAAATATGAGTTGAGGGAGTAGAAATGACAGATAGAGAGCGTATATATAACCTTGTCGACAAGGTATGTGATTTATCTATTAAAGCAATAGATAAAATAACGGAATTAAAGCAAGAGAACAGCAAATTAAAACAGCGAGTTGCAGAACTTGAAAAGCCAAAGAAAAAGCGTAAGTTTAGGGCTATGACGGTAAAAGAATATTGTGACAAAGTAGGAGATTGTAAAAAATGTTCTTACTGTTTTGACACAATATTCTGTGATTATATAAAATTTAACGGAATTGTTAAAATGAAAACGAGCGTTACACCTTATAAAACCAAAGACGGCAAATACATATTTATTGAAGATTGCAACACAGAGGTGAAAAATGAATAAGGAGTTTACTAATTTTTTTGCTATTATTGGAATATTATTTTTGATTGTAATAGTTGGATTTACTTTAATCGTAATATTGAGTTTTATTCAACAAAAAATTGATGAGTTAAAAAACTATTACAGAATTAAACATAGATTTGATAAGCCACCGCTTGCCGATTGTTATTGCATAGATTGCAAGTCTTACAATCGTGAAAATGAGAGATGTTATATGCTTAACCGAGACACAGCAAATAATTGGTTTTGTTGGAATGCAAAACCGATTGATGTTGAAACGGCAAAGCAATTAGAAAGCGAGGTAGATAAATGACAACACAAGAAACGATTAGAACGCTCAAAATGGAAATGCTTGTGGATATACTGATTGTTTTGATGAGAATGTTTTTTACAATTACTGCCCTGAATGCGGTGCGAGAATGGACGAAGTGAAAGAACAGGAGTAAACAATGAAAATATTTATAAGTCAGCCTATGAAAGGCTATTCAAATTTTGAAATTGAAATCATAAGAGGAAAGATTAAAGAAGCGCTTAAAGAAAAGTACGGAAATGATATTGAAATTATCGACAGTTTTATAAAAGGTGCTCCGGCAAACGCTAAACCGTTATGGTATTTAGGCGAATCTATTAAAAAGCTAAGCAAAGCCGATATTGCAGTTTTTGCATATAAAGGACCTACCGTGGGCAATTATCCGGCTTTGGTAAGAGGTTGCGGCATTGAGGAAAAGTGTGCAAGAGAATATAACACCTTATGTCTTTATGTCGCATTTTATAAAAACAGTTTTCAATCGGATGTAGATATTGAACTCTGCAAACTATCAACCCAAAGACCTAATTTTACGGAGTGATGAAATGGATTACATAGAAGCTTGGGAAAAGCTAAATGAGAAGAAAGACAAGCAGCAGGCTGTGATGCTTCACTCATTTAAAAATCCATATGGATTCAGGATAAATATAAATCATCCTATGGTTACGAAAAAGTGGGAAGCATTTAAAAAGAAAAACAATATCGGTAAATATGATATGACGGATGATTTGAGGGATGAGTTTGAAAAGCAGTTTATGAAAAGCCGATATTATCAAAAGCTTGTTGCGGCAGAAAAAGAAAAATACGGACCGGCTTATGATTATATTTATGAGCCGCTCTTAAATAAGGCGGTGTAAAAATGAGTGACGATTTAGAAAACAGTACAAAATGGCTTTTTGCAATATCATTTGCAACAATTATTTTTATTGAGATTTATATAACGAAGGTTTTGTGAGGTGCAGAAAATGTGTTTGGGTTTGACAATGGGATTTATAAAAGAAAAAGGCAACAAGATTAGAGACGGTGACCGTTTTTATCTTGATTACAAAAACGGTGTTTACAGCTACGAAGCTAAAAATACACCAAACGGTATAGTTCTTGTTCCGCTTGAAAGTGATGCACTAATAGGAGCTGTTCACGAAAGCGAAATGAGAAAATACAATTTTAAAAAACTCTAATCACCAATTATATATACATATTATAT